CGCTCTTTTTTCTTTATTTCCCAAATTACTTGTTAAAGTAAAATGATTTAAAAACAACTCTTCCATAATGCTGTTATTAATATTACTACTTTGAAGAGTGGTATAAATATCTTTATCATCAGGGCAAATAATGTTTTTAGAATTACTCATCTTATAGCTCTCTATATAAAATTGGTTTAGTTAGAAATCTTGTCGAAATATTTTCAACCAATGAGAAATCAATTTTTTTGAATACTCTTGAGGATTCTTCATTTAATTGCCAATTTTCAATGTAATGCATAATAGCATTATTAAAATTTTCTTCAGATTGTGGGTGGGGATTATTATTAATCATTCTGATATTAATATTAATATTATGTTTGAAAATTTGATAACTTGATAATGTATCTAAAAAGAATAGGAATTCTTCTTTACTTGCACCTGACAACTTGTAATAAATTAAAAAACCTTCTTTTTCTCTGCTATCTCCATCGTTCCTTTCAAACTCTTTATATTTGATAATTAAAAAAGGGCCAAGCATCATTTCAATAGTTGCTGGGCTATTTGATGTATCAGGAATTGGTCTACTAATTTTCAGATCTGGATAGAAAAAAAACCAGTCAGTGCGCGGATGAGGAAACTTATTGCAAGAAGTGAGATATGCTATATCTTTTTTTATAGTATCCAAATAACAGATAGTAGATGGATCAATAATATGAATTACTTGATTTGGTTGAATTTTTAAATTTTCGACAACAACTCTTTGTTCTTCTGAATCTTCTTTTTTCTTAAATAAATCTCTTAAATCTGATGTATATCTTCCATCATGATTTAGCAAGAATAATAATCCTCTAACTTCACCACTAAACTGACAGTTGTATCTAGTGTTCCATTCTTCAGAGTCTCTTGCACAATGAATTGTTTGGGATAAGGATGATAATGCTGATCTAACAGAAGTAACTGTAATTGAGCTTTGTTTATAACTTTTTAGATCGCAATTAAAATAAACTTTCTCTTTCGTATAAGGGTCAATGTAGAAAAATACTGCATCTACAGGATGTGTTTTTGAAAGATCTTCTTTTTTCTTTGTAGCTAGCTCTTTTAATATAATATCTTGTTCGTCTTTTATTTGCTTTAAATCTTCTTCTGAAGCTCCTTTTTTCTCTGCCGTAATTAAAATTTGTTCATATTCTGCTCTCAAACTTAATATTTGCTTTTCTTTTAATACAACATGTTCATCTTTTTTTAAACAATTAAAGTTTTGGTTCATTAAACCAGTAGGTAATGTTTTCCATTTAAAAAAAGAGAATATTTCATTAGATAATCGTTCAGCAATTTCAGCAATGCGAGCTGTTTCTCCACCAGACATATAAATACCTTCTTATAAAATTTACATAACCTGACAACTTACCAATCAATTTACCACCCTCACGGAGTAGTACGATCTTTTCATGTTATTTGGAATTTAAGGGTTCTAAATACATATAGTTGCTTTCTACAATCAAATTATTGAAGTTGCTTCGGTGTAACTATCCTATGCAATAATAATCAAATCGCCTGTTTTAAATCACTTATTTGAAAGTCAGGATTTACATACTTTAACATTTGGTTTTAGCTCTGAAAACATTCATTATTAAATAATATTTAAATTATAATTATTTTGTCACAATTAAAGTTAGTACAGCTGGGGCTGTTTTGGCCGTAGTCACATGTTTTCGTCTACTAATAAGTTATATAAGGCTCATCTCATACTGAGATTGATATAGCAAATTTAGCCAACAAAGAGGGTGGTGTTGTAGCAGAATATACAACGCTTCTTTAATATGATTTCGACTAGCCAAGGCTAACCAATAGCCAATAAAAAACCACCTAACTCTTTCGAATTAAGTGGTTTTTAAATTTTGGAGCGGGAAACGAGACTCGAACTCGCGACCCCAACCTTGGCAAGGTTATAATATTTTAAATAAATCAAATGCTTAAAATTGAGTGGTGGCACAGTGGTGGCAGGGAATTTTATTGTAATAAATTATTTATTTTATATCGTTTTATGAGCAAAATAGATATTAATAGGACTCCATTATACTAACAAAGGAAAAAAGATAGTGTCGATAAAAATTACGGGAAATACAAACGGGTTAAAACAGTTTACTAAAAATGCTGAAAAGTTGGATGGTCAGCAGCAACAAGTGTCTTTAGGTGCTATTTTTAATGAGGGGTTTATTCAATCTCAAACTGATTTTGAAAGTATTGATGATCTGTTTGCGAAGGCGGGGTTTAAAGTAGAATCAGAAGAAGATTTTGCAGCTATCCCCCAAGAAGCCATTGATGCTTTTGTTAAAGAGCATACTAAATTCAATAGTTATACTGATATGTATCGACTTGCAGCTGCGGAGTATATGAGTAAGCAGTTATTCAAAGGATTGAAATAAATAAAGGCGCATAGAGCGCCTTTAATTTTTCCGTCTTGCTTGCCTTTGGGCTTTAGCCTTATTTAGATTATCTAAAATCGGCATGACAGTAGCCGGATTATAAAGGTGCTTACCATCACCGCCTAGATTAAAAGCTCTTAATTCATCAATAATGGTTTTTCTTGATAAATTATACCGTTCCATTAACCACGAAGCCGGCACACGGTTCGGTATTTCCTCCGCTTTAATTTCTAATACTTTACCGATGTTTGGTACATCGTCATGTATAAAAATTTGTGGCGGTTTATCTGATTCAACTACAACAATATATTTTCCCATCTTTATACGCCTTATGTTTTAGCAATGTTCTCAGGAGTAATCACAGAGGGTCAGCAATGCGATTACACCTGTAGAACATTGCTAAGAATGTTCTTTAGTGATTAATTTTCTGATTGATTGTTTATTGCATTCTGTGCCGCTGCTTCGGGTGTTAAACCTTGGCCATGTAAAAGCACTTTACGGTTTGGATCTGACGTTCTCTTTCATTAAGAACATCTTTGACAGCTTGACTGCTATATAATTCACTCATCCCTCAGCTCCCGATTCAATATCCAACTTCATTGCACCTTCTTCTGGATATTCGGTCATCCAAAAGTAATAGCCTTTTCCACTGTGGCCATCTTCAAAGAATTTAATTGTTAGTTCAGTATCAAGTTGATCTAAATCTTTCTCACCATCTGGATTTACAAATTCGAGAAGGCTTTTTAGTTGATGACCGCTAAGTGTTATGCTCATTGTTCAGCTCCCGATACGTTTGGCACACTATGAAAATGCATCCAATGTGAAGGTAGATCATTTTGATAGTTTGCCCATACGCTATTTAAATCCTCATCAATAGTCATATAGTCTTGTTCTGGGGTGACATCAGGAGCATCTGCCCAACAAATAAGTACCATTATGTCAGTAGGCGGCCATTCATCATCCACGCTGATCCAAGTTGGCAACACCTGAGCACTGGCGTCATTCCATGCGGCATCCCAAATCAACCAAGCTTCATGACGAGGACTAGTCGGTAAATACCTATGTCCTGTTAGTGCCTCTTGACGATCAAGTTGGCGCTTTAAATCTTCATAACTGCAATTGCATTCTTTGGCATGAAATCTTTCAAAAGCTTCTCTTTTTTTATTTAGATCAATCATTACCTAAGCCCTCAAATATTCTTCTTTAGTCCACTCAACAAACTCTTTATAAAGTTGTTGAGCGGGTTTATTTAATCGGTTGTGATAGTCGATCGTTATGCGGCGCCAAGCGACTGGTACCGCATAATGTTTGGTTAGAAACATTGCTTGGTCCATGCCTTGCCGGACTATTACGTAGCCCAGCAATTGCAAGTAGTACATAAAACCAAGCATGTGTTTTTGGCTCACTTTCTTGTACTGATCTTTCATGTTAGAAACCGTCCACTAATAAATAATCAGGGGTAGATTCTTGTTGAGTAGGTGTAGGATTCTCTAATTCATAGCGGCGTTTTCTCACATACCCCATTAGCTTTGGTTGAATTAGCGGATCACGTGCTGCTACATCTATTTCCAAAGCATCCAGTGTTGTAAGGTCTGGTGCGTTTTGGATCTGGACCATTAATGAAGGCGGTTCATTTGCTGGTACCTTTGATTTTTCGAGCTCTTCAAGTCGCTTGTGAGTGGCAAGTAGGAGAGGTTCCATTTGTTTGTCATTCCACGTACGGGTATATCGATAAACTGCATTTACCTCTTCAGGTGTTTTTGATTCTTTTACACGCTGAAGAAGGGCATCTAATGCCTTCTGATATTCAGGATCTACTTTCGGCTCGTTAGTTTCTGGAATTAATAGATCCTCAGATGTGGTGACATTTGTTTGTTCGGTAATAACAATTGTTGGTTGAGTTTCTGCAGAAATAACTTCAATAGGCTTTTCTGCTTTTGATTTTTTGCCTCTCTGTTTTTTAGGTTCCTCACCAAGACGAATAACACTTAAATCATTGTTGATTTCAATACCGAGTGCTTTTGAAAAAGCTTTTAATTGAAGCTTGGCATTTTCAGCATCACGCTGAACAAAACCACTATTAATTGCTTCAATGAGTGCAGGAGTTTTAAATCCAACGTTATAAATGGAAGGTAAATATGTGTTGATTACAAAAACATTTTGACCTTCTTCATACTCATCAATAGTTAATGGCTTTGTGAATGTAATGCCAGCCAGCTCAATAGTTTCGATTTTGATGCAGAATTCAAAACCCGGTTTACCAAAAACAGAAGCGGGGAATTGATCTAAGTCAGAAAAGTCCAACATGTCTCCAATAGGGCGACAAAGAACAGTTTTGCCTTTTTGAAGAGCTGCAAATGCTTCAGCTGCAGTTAGTAAATTAGACATAAATAGCTCTCCTTTTAGTGATGTAACGACTGTTGTTGTTGAACTTGCTGAGGATTGTTTTTAGGCGCCCAACCCATCTGATCGGCACGTGCTTGGCATGCTCTATTGATACCCGCCTCATACGTAGTACCTTTAAACTTCTTAATCGCAGCATTTAAGATGTTGGTGTCTGGTGCATCTTTAATTGCTTTTAATGCATCTTGATATAGTTGGTCCTGAGTACGAGGCGGCTTCTGGTTACCACCCTGAGCGATTGTCTGATTATTTTGATTTGTATTTTGACCTGCTGGGGTAGAGGCATTTTGCTCTAGATAGGCATAGTCATAGTTGTATAGATATTTACTTCCATCAAAATTACCGAGGTAGACATCAGCTGCCACACCAATAGCTTTAAACGCTACACCAAGAGCATCAGTAACGGCCTTTTTATAACCTTCATCAATCGCTACTAATTTGCCCTTTTGAACTTCAACAATTGCTGAACCGCCGTTGCCGAAAAATTCCTCACCCCAAACACCATCAATCTTGGTTTTTACTGCTACTTCAGCAAAAGCCATAATGGTTCCATCTGGAGCAGTTTCAGACCATAAACGTACATGTCTATAAGTCCAGCCATGACCAACGGGACCAAAGGCCTGAGTCATAGCCATTAATCGCCATTGAGGGTTAATATCTGATTTACCTTTTAAATAACCAAACTCAATTTTTTTAAGAAAATTGGTAGGCGTTTGCTTAACTGCATTCCAGATATGTAAGTTGTCTTTTGAGTTTTCAGTTGTCATTTTTCTTATCCTTATCTTGAGCCTGTAAAGCCGCGTTTTTGCTTATATGCTTTGCGGTCATAAGCAGGGATATTTGTTTCACGCAGTTTTATAGCGAGCTGCTTTCTGCGCTGAAAATCGATTTCTTGGGTGAGTTCATTCCAAACTTTTGGATAATAAGTTTGGAACCTGAACACATTTAAAGGCGTCTTAACTCCGTCTTTAACTTTGTAAAGAACTGAGCCATTAGCATTAGATGCGTACACTTGCCAGCCAATGCGGACAGAGTAGAGGCCCTTATCATCACGGCCTAAAAATGACATGTAGCCGTCAGGGTGTTTTTTGAAATTAGACATGTTCAGCCTCCACCAACTTGTTACGTTCGATGAAGCCTTTTAGAAGGCCATTGATGTTTCGGATGTCTTCAAATTCGGTGAAATCGTTATATGACTTACCATTAACATCAGTAATTTCATTTACTGTGAGTTGGGTAATATCAACAGCGGTGAATTCAGAACCCGGAACGCCGTAGCTGTCTGTATGAGCTTCAAAATCAAAGCTCACATTTAAACGGAAGCTATCTAATTTGATGACTGCAACACCAGAATGTTTACCTGTGATTTTGGCAGTTAAGACACCGTAAGTACTTGGTTGAGTCTTAGGGGTAAAAAGAGTAGGTGCGTCTTTTGTTTGGAAAGCTGGTTGTAGCTGGCAAGCAACTAAAGAACCACCAGAGATTGCAAGAGCAGCCATGCTGACAAATGCAAATGAGTTGAATGAGTTAACTTTTACGTTCATAATTGATCTCGCAGTTTTGCAAAAGCACATCGGACCTGGGGAGGGGCGGTGTGCTTTTTTTGTTGTCTTGATGAAATTTATTAAACCTTAGATTTAATTTTGATGCAATAGGTATTTAAACCAAAGATTGAATTTATTTTAAATTTTAGATTTAATAGACAAAAGAAAACCCACCGTGGTGGTGGGTTCAATGGAGTTTATTGGGATGTATGGGATAGACAAATACGGTAAGCGTGTTGAAATTAATGCTAGGTCGTCACTGGTAGGACGCTCATTTCAATCAATTACTATTGAGTGTGTGGATGACTTAAAGATTCTACCTAAAGTTCAAAGTCGTTTGATGTGGAGAGGTGCTCATAAAAAGCACTCATCAATCACCTTTCAAATAAAAGCTTTCAGCATTAATTCTTTCAAGGAGCAATTTATTGGTAAACTCAAAAATGCTTTCTTGAAGACTGACCAGTAAATTATCTAATTCTTCTTTAGTGAATTTGGTTGGTACGGTTTGACTGAAATCTTGTTCACAAATGATATCAAGAAAAGAGGTCATTCTTTCCAGAATAAAATTTACATCTTCAGTGGTAGCACCTTGTTCTAAAAGGTTTTCTCGTAAAATATTTTGAATCTCTTGCTTGCTATTATCTGTTTTCGGAAATTGAATAATATTATCCACTGAATTTTTCGCCTAGTAAGTTTCAGAGAAATGTGTCGGGTTCACAGTTTTAAATTTTATGCTTATTGAATCCGATACCTTTAATCGCTATATTTTTCTAAAAATTCATCTATCCAACCTTGCGCCACTTCAAGATTGGTTATATCTGCTAACTTTAGATTGGTGCCTTCTGCTTCGTTAAAACCCTCAATAATAGCCTCAAAGATATTTGCTTCACTGATGACTTCTCGTGCCATTTCCGCAGCGTTATAGCTTTGCTTAGCTTTTTTAAGCGAGGCTATTTGTTTCTCAATTCCTGCATCAATTTTACCTAGTGCCAATTTAAACTCTTGACGATTAATTGTTAGCGCCGTTTTGGATTTATTAAATGTTGCGATCATTGCGTTCTCTTTCCTTTAAAATTAATCAATTACTCAGCCTAAATTTCACCATCATAAGAATGAGAGACATATTTACCAATGATGCCAATATGTTCTAAATCTTGCGGTTCAACGATTTCTCTTTCATAGCTAGGATTATCACTATCAATGATCAAGGCCCCATCATATCTACGAGACAATCTCTTAATTTTCAGCTCATCACCATATCTAATGGCGTACACCTTTCTATTTTGAACTTGCTCCAACCTATTGATAGATTTATCAATGATAACAACGCTACCACTTGGTATCCTTGGTTCCATGCTGTCGCCATCTAAATCAACCTCTACAAGATTCTTAGGCGACACTCTTTTCTTGTGAAACCACTCTAAGCGTTGTGCACATCCAGTCATCTTAGGCGTTGGCTCAAATTCAACTAGCCGACCATTGCCAGCGGAAAACTTAACATCTACGTGTGGAATAATCATAAAGGAATCAGGGTCGAGGTCATCTGGTGCTTCCCATGCCATAACTGGCCTATATGCCTCAGTGCTCTCAGGGTTTTCAGCCAACTCAATCATTGACCCAGAACCATCAAGTAACCATCCAGCACTTACTCCAGTTAAAGCTGCTAGCTCTTTCAGGGTTTCCTTACCAATTTTCCCCTTTTTCCAGTTAGATGCAGCTTGAGCTGATAGTCCTAATTTGAGAGATGCAGCTGACCATTTTAGATTTGCATAATCAAGCGCTGCTTGGATACGTTCAGCTATAGATTCCATAATCATTAATAAATAAACCTTTGGTTTAAAATTCTATTGGAAATTTAAAAAAATAGAAGCAATCATGGATTGTATTAAAATTAAACCTATGATTTAATTTTGTTGAAATTAATTAAAAGGGAGATTTAACCTTGAATCCCATTAAATATGCTTTTGATGCTGTTGGTGGTCGTTCTAAAGCAGCAGCGTTACTAAACCGCACGTACATGGCCATGAGCAAGATGGAAAAACGTGGAGTCTTGCCAAGAACTGAATATACGGGCGAAACCAAATATGCCCAGATACTTGCAATTAATAGTGATGGGAAGTTTACGGCTGAATGGCTGCTTGAGAATGCTAAGCCGGAGTCATCTATAGCATAACCAACCTCATGAACACATATCAGTTTAGGAGCCAACATGACTCGAAGACCAAAAAAAGATACGTCTATAACGATGCATTGTGCGAGTAAGCACAAAAACTTGTTGATGAAATTAGCTGAGCACCAACGATCTGGGCAGGGTGCTAGTGAATACGTATATGAAAACTTAGTCATACCACATCTTGAACAGTTAGAACTTGATGCGAAGGTTAAGGGGAAAATATTTGGACTTATAGAGATTTAATAAATCTCAATAGTGCGGAGAGCATCTATATGAATCTCAAGACAAAGAAAAGCCTGATGGACTAGATCAGGCTTTTAATTCACAAATTTAGGAACCCATGAATATGCAAACTAATTTACCAAATCAATTGAATGAACTCAACTCGCAAGATTTTTTAGTAGGCGATGTGGTTGTGCTTACACCGCAAGGCTCCAAAGATTACCTGCTTGAAATCATTAACTACAAGTACACGAATGATTTGTTCCGAGTAAAGGTTATCTCCTCTGGTGCTTGTGGACCAATCCATAAAAGCCAGATTCGCCACGCAACAGTTGCAGAACTTAACGCTAAACGCCGACTAACAAGCGCTGAGCAAGCATTAGCGGAGGTGTCATGAGTACCTTTGAACAACAACAAAAGCATATTCAATCCTGGCATGAACCAGCATTAAGAACTTTGTCTGGTTTGTTGAAAAAACGGAAGGAAAATTTAGTCCGCCAAAACCGTGACGAAAAAAATGCTGCTGTAACACGTGATGAATTCATGCAGGCTTTGGTTGACGAGCATGGAAAACATGGGATTTATCTTATTCATGCTGGCCCGATCATCTCAAGTTTATATCGAGCTAAACGGATCCGCTATTTGGGTAGCACATTCATTCAGTTGAATGAAGAGGGGGATAAATGAGTCTAGATGCAACAGTTTGGGCTTGGAAAACCCGTCAAAAACAAAAGGTGGGTGGAGCATTAAAACCACTCAAAAAATTAGTCCTTCTTTCACTAGCCGATCGAGCTGGTGAAACACATGAATGCTATCCAAGTATTGCTCGTTTAGTTGATGACACGGAAATGGACCGTAAGACCGTTTTAAAAATCATTGATGAGTTAATTGAAGACGGATTTATTATCGATACTGGTAAGCGCGAAGGTAAAACTAAGCAGGTAAAAGTCTATCTTTTGATCGGAGTTAAAGGTCGGGAAACAGTACCAACAAAGGTACACTTTGACACTGAAAATGATGATTTAAACAATACCAACAATGGAACAGTTCCAACAACGGAACAGTTCCAACAATTCCATGAAAGAGTCCCAACAATTCCGTTAAACAGTCCCAACGTTGGGACACGGAATCTTTCAAAGAATCTATCAGAAGAATCTAAAAATAAAAAAACATGGTTGAGTTTGAAAAAACTTCGTGAAGAAATTCTTTTGGCAACTGATCAGGAAACTTACGAGCAGATCAAAAACGCGACTTGGTTCGATCGAGAGTTACGAGCATTTGAACTCTACAACGCCGAGAAGAATCTTTGCGATGAACTCATGAATTACCACTTTGCAGATTGGTTAATCAACGCATGTGGAAAATACCAAGCACGTGAACAATCTAAAAAACCAAATTCTGGAACGCAGGTCCGAGTCCCGCAGGGAGAATCAAATACTCTTAGTTCAAAACAGATTTACTCATTTGCTCAAAAACTTTCTGTACATCCTGAGTTTGCAAGCAAATACGCTGAAGGTAACGAGAGCTATGAACAACTTGCTGCACGTGTCGCAGTGAAACTTGCAGATCCAGAGCAACAACAAAAATTGATGCCATACCTCATTCAGGTTGGATTTCAACAAAAAGGTAAAGGAGAGGCGGCTTGAATAAATTCGAGATTTTAGCGTGGGGCTTATTAATTTCATTTTTTACCGCAGCTATTAGCGGTGCGGTGGTTTTGTGGTGGTTGGCACGTAAAGAGCTAGATGAGAAAGGATATCGCCATGAGTAAATGCCAACACTGTGCAGTTGAAGAGTTAATAAATTCTTACGGCGGTTTTGCAGAAGTTAAGACTCTTTGTGAAAAATTACGAGGCAAATATAACCGCAGTGGGCTATCTAATACTGATTACAACGAGTTACTTCAATTAGAGAAGGCACTTGACCAAGCGAAGAAGTTTAATGCGGAGGGCGCAAAAAATGGACAGTAGGTGGATTGAAGTGCAACGCCGTGAAATGGAAAAGCTTATTTCACCAGAGCTAATCAAGTCGAGGGATTTAGCACGTCAAAGTTACTTCGATCATATGGAAAAAGAAATGGCTGACCACGTATCACGCTCAATTGAACCACTCAGCGGTAAAAAGCAAAGCACTCTGGTTGAACTAAGTGAGTCAATTGAAAAACTGGCTCAGAAGTATAAACAAGATGCTCATTCATCCAGCCTTTTAGGTGATCATGATAAAGCGCGAGTTTATAACTGCTTTGCTAATCAATTGGACCATTTGCTGAAAGGTGGTGCTTGATGTCATCAGTCAGCATTGCTGAATACCGTAAGTTATTTCCTATAAAGAAAAATAAAAAGCGGCGTTCAGCAAAGCAAGTTGCCAGACAACCAAGTGTGGGTGAAATGGTTCTGGCAACGCATTTAAGAGCATGCAAGATCGGTTTTGAACAGGAATATAAGTTCCATCCAAAACGCAAATGGAGAGCTGATTTTCTGATTACTGGTACAAAAATTTTGATTGAGGTTGAAGGCGGGATCTGGAGTGGAGGCCGTCATACAAGGGGCAAAGGCTATATAGGGGATATGGAGAAATACAACTCCGCAGCAATGATGGGTTTTACAGTTTTACGGTTCAGCACAGAGCAAGTTAAGTCCGGTATGGCATTAAAGCAAATTGAATTATTAATTAAGGGTAAATAGGAAGGCGATTATGTTGGTTGAAAAGTTTGATTTTATTGAGTTACTTCGCCTTGCTATTGCTCAAGGCAAAGCTGAAGGAAAGAAAATTTCGAAAGATGTAGTTTTAGGTGAATTAGCGCTGTTATCGCCAGCTGCAAAGCTTTGGGCCACTGTCTTGATTGAAAAGGTTGATTTTGAGCGAATCGCAATAATTACCCCAGCACAAAAACAGACTGAAACTTTTTACAGTAAGTATGACTTTAATTTTCAAACCGAACGCCGTATTGAAGATATTCCGGGTAAGGTTGAGTTTGTTCGTGGTGAGATTAAATCAGGTAATTTTTTCCGAGCGCGAAATAAATTAGCGGTAGAGATTCATAAAGAAATGGTAAAGAAAAAATTTACCCCTACTAATGCCCAAGGTGATCTTACTAATCTGGCAAAAGGTATGGCTGAGATTATTTTGCGTGGCCATGTTTTTGTTAAAGCTATGTGTGGAGCATGCCAAGGAATAGGAAAACTTGAAACTTTTAATTCAAAGGGTTTTCCTGATGGGGCAAGGTTTTGTGAAAAATGTAATGGTACTGGTAAGCGACCATATACGTTAAATGAAAAAATGAAAATTGCAGGTATTGTTGCCACCAAGACTGCATATATAAAAAGCTATCAGAAGTTTGAGTTATTTGGAGAATCTATTGTTGCAGAATGGGAAAATGAAATTAGATCGCGTATTTCTCGTTCATTTCGTTTTGAACTTCCTGATACTCAAGAAACTTGTGCTTGACAGTTGGGTATACACTTGAGTATAAAGATTTCTAAAATGGGCGAATTATACATACTACGCCCGAAAGTATTTATCAAATTAAAGCCCACTTTCTAAGTGGGCTTTTCCGAGTCCTGTTGGGGTTGCTGTCGACCTCCTTGTAAACGGGAAGGTTCTGAAGCTGTGTCATTACTGAAACAGGAACCGCAAGAAGACAGCAACGACTGGGCGCCACATAGATCAACAGCTTCATGGGTCGTGGCATTGTTTTAAGGGAGGATTCTATATGGATCTACTCGAACAAACAGGCTCAGCGGGCTATTTAATTGGCTTTGCAGTATTGTTTAATGCACTAGTTGTATCATTCGTACCTGCATTAGCTTTTACGCTTACTTTGCTTGTATTAGTAGTGTGTTTGGTCATTGTGAAATTTGACTAATAGCCGACAAAAAATTCGTTAAGAGGTTTTTTTAAGGTCCAGAAATGGACTTTTTTTTATTGTTGGATTTTGCCGAGCGTATTACGGCACAAAAGGGCCCCGCTAAATATCGATTATTGGCGGGGCTTTTTCTTTTCGGATGATTTAAGATCTGATATAAAAAGAATTTCTTAAAAGGGATTGTATATGCGTCTTTACGGCTATTTAGATATGGAAATTGAACGATTCAAAAATCAATTTCAAAAACAACCAAATTTATATTTTATTAGAGAAGATATGCTTGAAACCTTACTTGTAGAGAAGGAAGCATACGCAAATTCAACTGTAGTATATTTCAATAATGAAACTGGGTTTTATCATTATAAATCAATATATTTAATACCTGTTGTTGATCAATTTTTAAAACAATGTGTTATATCATTTGAAGATTTAGATAATTATAACTTTAGGGGGGGACATAACCCTAGAGAATGGCCACATAAAATAAAAATTCTAAGCAGTACAGAAGATTATGTTTCAGTGCCGGTATCTGTATTAAAAACATTTGAAGAACATTATGAAAAGCTGAAATTGCTATTAGGTAATTTTAAAAATTGATAAAGCCACCTTCGGGTGGTTTTTTTAATGGGTGAATTATGGAAGCTAACGAATACTCTTGGCTTACACGGAAAAAAGAGCTCAAAACGAAACCCAAATCTAGACCACTTCCTAAAGCAACGCAAAAGTACTTGGAAGCAGAAGAAGACTTTACTGAAGCTTTAGATAATCTGGAAATTAAATACGAAAAGAAATTCCAGTTTAAATCAACAAAGCATTGGCGTTTTGATTTTCATTTAATTGAACATCGTATTTTAGTTGAAATTGCTGGTGGACCTTGGTCTGGTGGACGAAAGGGCAAGCTGGCTACAAAAGCGTGGAGTATGGACCGTTACGATGTTGCTGAATCAATGGGATATACCGTTGTTCGGTTAGAGGCAGCACCAAGATTTAAGATTAATGAATCTGGTCCATTACAGATCCAAGCTCATTTCGCTAGTGAGTGGCTAAAGAATTTAAAGAGGCAAATATTTAATGGATCAGATCAGACCATTTCCTCCAACTGATTTTATGGATCAGGCAGAAGAAGAGGAAGCACTCCGTTTAATACCGGCACCTGATTTAAAACAATGGGTAGTTGCTAATTTTCTTACGCTTGGTGGTCCTTTACATAATCCAGACCATGACCATATCGCTGAGCTTCTACACGACAATGAAGAATTTCTAGCATTTGCTTGGGCATCACAAGCTTGTACTGTTAAAAAACAAATGGTGCTAGGTCAGTGTGAAAAAGTGATGTTTAACGTTGGTGGATGGCGTAAAGCAAGACAAGAGCAACAGATGCGAGACTGGTTTGGATTTGTACCTGTTTACTTGATTACCATCGATGCCAGTTTTTGCGAACAAACTTCAGATCGTGAGTTTTGCGCTTTGATTGAGCATGAGCTATATCACATCGGTGTAGAGCGTGATGCTGATGGTGAGATTATCTATAGTGATATGACTGGACTGCCTAAGCATTTCTTAGCTGGTCACGATGTAGAAGAATTCATAGGCGTTGTGAAACGCTGGGGCGCAAGTGAAAGCGTCAAGCGTCTTGTTGAAGTTGCGAAAAACCCGCCGTTTGTATCAGAGCGGGATATTTCAAAATGCTGCGGTAACTGTGTAATTAACTGAGCCTTAGGGCTCTTTTTTTTGCCTTGTTTGTTGTACGTAGTTGTACGGAGTTGAATTTATGGCAGCACTAAAAGAGCCTGTGAAAATCTTTATTGTTCAGTCTCTTGCTTGCCGTGATACCCCTCAGGATGTAGTGGAGAGCGTCAAACAAGAATTTGATGTAGTTATTACCCGAAGCCAGTGCCAAGCATATGACCCAACTAAATATCAAGGCCGCAATTTAAGCCCAAAATTCAAGGAGCTTTTCGAGAAAACTAGAAAAGATTTCGATGCTGGCTTGGTGAACATTCCGATTGCAAATAAGTACTACCGCTTGAGGCAATACCAAAAGTTTTTGGAAAGAACACGAAATCTAAAAACGGGTATGAATATTCTCAAACAGGCAGCTCAGGACATTGGCGGGCAATTTACCAATCGTCAAGAAATTACCGGTAAGGACGGCGGGCCAGTTGAAACAGTCCAGTCAGCGATTACAAAAGAAGAGTTTCTTAAGGCAAGGAGGGAAGTACTAGATGAGTACTAATGCGGCTCGGGATGAAGCAATCCAAATCGAGGCGCAGGAAGACTTATATTTTTTTACTAGGTACATGTTTAAAGAGCGCCGCGGGTACAAATGGTTGCAAAACTGGCACCACTTAGAAATCTGTAAGGCTTTAATGAAAGTCTACAATGGTGAGACTAAGCGGTTAATTATTAATGTTCCACCTCGCTACTCTAAAACAGAAATTGCTGTAATTAATTTTATGGCTTGGTGTTTCGGCAAAAAGCCTGATTCTGAATTTATTCACATCAGTTATTCGGCAATGCTTGCTGCTAATAATGCATTCCAAATTAGGGGCCTTGTACAAGAGGAAGCTTATAAAAAGGTTTTTCCAGATTTAGCATTACGCGAGGATAGTAAAGCCAAAGACTTTTGGCGTACATCTAAAAATGGTGTCTGCTATGCCACTGGTACAGGCGGTACCATCACTGGTTTTGGTGCGGGGAAGATGCGAGAAGGCTTTGGCGGGTGCATCATTATCGATGACCCACACAAAGCACATGAGGCATCATCTAAAACAATCCGCGAAGGCGTTATTGAATGGTTTCAAAATACCCTTGAGTCTCGTACAAACTCACCAGATACCCCGATTATTGTCATTATGCAGCGTCTGCATGAGGATGATTTGGCCGGATGGTTATTAGGTAAGAGAAAAGACGGCGTACCGGTTGCTGGTGGTAACGGTGATGTATGGGAGCACCTTTGTTTATCTGCTATTCAGCCTGATGGTTCAGCATTATGGCCAGCTAAGCACTCAATAGAGCGACTTAAGATAATGGAGCAGGCCGCGCCGTATGTCTTTGCTGGTCAATATCGACAATTGCCGGCACCACCTGCGGGTGGTTTCTTTAAGCCGCACATGATTAGTGTTGTTGATGCATTGCCGGCAACAACAAAACAAGGTTGTCGAGCATGGGATCTAGGCGCTACTGCTGATGGTGGAGACTATACGGCAGGTCCTAAAATCTTCGATGGTGGAGATGGTTATTGGTACATCGCTGATATGGTCCGTGGTCAGTTTGGACCTGATGAGGTGGAGACAACCATTAAAAATACTGCATCCCGTGATGGGGTGAATATCAAAATCAGATTGCCGCAAGACCCCGGTCAGGCAGGCAAGTCACAAGCTAAAAGTTTTGTTAAAAAACTATCAGGTTATTCCGTTGTTGCTAAACCTGTTTCGGGCGATAAGGCAACAAGAGCACAGCCTTTTGCAGCTCAAGTAAATATCGGAAATGTGCGTATGTTACGTGGGGCTTGGAATGATGACTTAATTGAAGAATTAAGGAATTTCCCTAACGGTACTCATGATGACCAGATAGACGGGTGCTCCGATGCATTCAATGAGCTTAACGAGGGTAATTTGGGCTTATTAGAACATCTGGAGGAACAGGCAAGACTTGCAGAAGAATCACAATCTAAACAGGATACAGCGCAATCATGGCTAGATCTAATGGAAAAATAACGTCACTTGCTGCTGATGTGGTGCAAATGTTTGCTCATGGTGTTTCAAATATTGGTAACGCTTGGTTTGGGCCTTCCCAACCTTTGGAGCCAGTGGCACCAAAAGAACAAACCTCAGGGCGGCAATTTGATTACGCAACATCTTTCAACGTCAATACCAGACCACGGCAGGGTGAGGCTTTAACTTATGACCATTTAAGGGCGTTTGCAGATAACTATGATCTTTTACGAATCATTATTGAGACACGAAAAGATCAGATGGCCAAGCTTCCTTGGGTTATTCGTCTTAAAGACAAACCCAATACTGATGCAGATGAAGCGCTTGTACATGATGCACGTTGTGAGGAATTAACAAACTTCTTTGCATTTCCTGATAAGGAGCACTCTTGGGATGCGTGGTTGCGTATGTTGCTTGAGGATCTATTGGTTATAGATGCTCCAGTAGTTTATACACGCAGAACACGGGGCGGTGAAGTGTATGCAGTTGAACCAATTGACGGCGCAACTATTAAACGAGTATTGGACATTTACGGCCGTACTCCATTGCCACCTGAGGCAGCATATCAGCAGATATTAAAAGGTTTGCCAGCAGTAAATTACACCCGTGATGAGTTGATTTATTTGCCACGTAATCCACGTACACACAAGGTATATGGATTCTCACCAGTTGAGCAGATTGTCACGACAATTAACATTGCTCTACGCCGTCAAGCTCATCAATTGGGATTTTATACCGATGGCAGTACACCAGACTTAATTTTTCAGGTTCCAGCTGAATGGACGCCTGAACAGATTAAGCGCTTTGAGGATTACTGGAACTCGCTGCTTTCTGGAAATATCCATGAGCGCCGTAAGACGCGCTTTGTGCCTCAGGGCGTTACGCCATTTGATACAAAAGATAAGGCAATGAAAGACGAGTATGACGAGTGGATAGCTCGTATTGTCTGTTTTGCCTTTTCAATTAGCCCTCAGGCGTTTGTAAAGGAGATGAACCGAGCAACGGCCCAAACAGCACAGGAAGCAGCTTTAGCCGAAGGATTGGCGCCGTTAATGCTTTGGGTAAAATCCTTGATGGATCGGATTATCCAGCAGGTTTTTGGCTATTTGGATATGGAGTTTCGTTGGGATACTGAAGAAGCTGCAAAGCCTAAAGAACAAGCGGAAATTGATAAAATTTATGTAGATGCAAAAGTACTACATCCTGATGAAGTGAGGGCTGAGCGATTTAATATGCAGCCTATGGATCCTGCATTAAGATCTTCACTGAACCCAGCGCCTTTATTGCCGCAGCCGCAGCAAGTGGATGAAAGCAAGCCAACTGATGAAGCAAAGGAGAAGTTTGCAAAGTCAAAAAAGTATGTGGCTCCAATCGATCGGGAACGGGAAAAAGTGGAGCAAGTACGGGAACAACTAAAGCAGCAGATTCACCAGTTCTTTCAGGAACAAGCCAAGGATGTGGCCATACAGGTTGTGACAGCAAAGGACCAACTTGGGAAAAGTATTAAGGATAATGTCAGTAATATTCTTGATGGGCTTAGTTTTGGGGCTTGGTCAGGTATAGCTGCATGGATTAGCGATTTAACAAGTCAATTGGCACTGGACGGGGTAGAGGTTGCTTTAACCCAAATCAATGCAGAGCTTGAGAAAAAGGCGCTTAATCTGGCAAATGAGCAAGCAATTAAGTTTGCTGAAGACCGAGCAGCCGAACTGGTCGGCATGATTTGGCGTAACGGTGTTTTGGTCGAAAATCCAAGCCCTTTATTTAGCATCACTGAATCAACTCGGGAAATGCTAAGAGCTACAATCACACAAGCATTAGAGGAAGGCTGGAGTAATGACAAATTAGCCGATGAAATTGGCAATAGTCATGCATTTAGTGAAGATCGTGCGGAAATGATTGCAAGAACTGAAACAGCCATAGCAGACGTGCAGGGCAATATGATTGCCTATAAAGCTGCTGGGATTGAGTCAAAAGAATGGATGGCCGCACCAGATTGCTGTGATGCATGTCAGGAATTGGATGGAAAAATTATTCCTATCAATGAATCTTTTGTGGCTGGTAGCTACTTCAAAGACGCACCACTTCATCCTCATTGCCGATGTGACACATTGCCAGTAGTGACATGATTTTTAACTTTAACTGAACCACCTTAGCCGGTGGTTTTTTTACATCTGAGGTTTTCTTATGAAATTAAAAAAACTTTTTGGAGCAATCCAGAAAATTCAAGATCAGGACGATGGAACAATCATTGTTGAAGGTGTGGCATCTACTGAAGATGAAGACAGCGATAAGGAAATTGTGAAAGCTGATGCCATGCGTTCAGCTATTCCTGATTATATGAAGTTCGGTGCAGTGCGTGAAATGCATCAACCCCTTGCAGCTGGTACGGCGTTAGAAATTAACGTGGATGACAATAATGTCACCACTTTAAAAGCTCACATTGTCGATAGTGAAGCAATTAAAAAAGTTAAAACTGGTGTCTACAAGGGTTTCAGTATTGGTGGAAGTGTTACTAAACGGGATGATCTTAACAAATCAATTGTTACGGGCATTCAGTTGGTAGAAATCTCACTGGTAGACCGCCCAGCAAACCCAAGCGCCGTGATTACCTGTTATAAAGCGGATGGTTTATCTGCTGGCGAAGAAAACGCAATTGATCCGCTAACTAAGAGCATGGGCGATGTAAAGGAGATGGCCAATGTACTACAAGACATCATGTGGCTCATTTACTCCGTTAAAGACGAATCTCGCTGGCGTGGAGATGACAGCCCAATCCCTGAGCAACTCCGTGCATGGATTGAATCAGGCGCTGAAATCTTTAGCACTATGGCTCAAGAAGAAGTGGCCACAATGGTTACACGCGCTAATGAAATTTGTAAGGCCGAAGGGTGTGAAAATCTACGAAAGGCCGAAGTCATCGTATCGAATCCAACAAAAGCAGAGTTGGATGATATTCGTCAGACCATTGAAAAATGTGCCGAGAAGCTTTCTAACATCAAAGTCTATAGCCCAGAAGATGCGAGTGCTCCAGATGATGCGGCGCAAGCTCAAATCGAGAAAGGAACGGACGCAGGTGAACTTAAAAAGGTCAATGATGATTTAACTTTAACTAAAGCAAATCTGGCTAAAGTCGAACAAGAGCGCGATACGTTGCAAAAGCGTGTCACTGAACTGGAGAAACAACCTGAAACACCAAAAGCTGCGTTGATGAATCTTAGTAAAGCGGAAGATACAACCGTTATTAAAAAAGATCAGGTTGAGCCGGTGTTAGATGGTAACGGCGAGGTCAATGAAATCGCAACAATGATTAAAAGCGCGCAAGCACAACGTATTTAATCAATTAATCCTAAATTAAATTTTATGCCCGCTTTTGCGGGCTTTTCTTTGGCGGGAGATAACACATGCCAGATTTAAATGACGCTCTAGACGCAATCAAAACCGCTCAGGGTAAAGCAATGCAAGATAGTAATGACTTAAACAAGTCATTTACACAACCCGATGGCCCAACGACAGGCTTACAGGCGTATGACTTAGAAGCCCCTTCTAAAAAGTTTTATCCTGTATTAACTCCTTTACGTAACAGTATTTCCCGTGTGACGAATGGTTTTGCAACACAAGCGAACTGGCGTGTAATTACTGCAATTAACGTAAATAACCAACGCGCAGGGGTTTCTGAAGGGCGCCGTGGTGGGGTTATCCAACATAAAACAGAAGATTACTTTGCTTCATTTCGTGGTTGGGGCTTAGAAAATAGCGTTACTTGGGAAGCTGATTATGCTGCTAAAAACTTTGAAGATGTCAAAGCTTTGGCGGTACAGCAAACCCTTGAAGCCACAATGATTGAAGAAGAGCGACTAATCATTGGTGGTAATACTTCTTTGGCTATGGGTACTACACCAACACCTACGCTTATGGCAGTTGGTACTGGTGGTACGTTGGCCGCTCAAACATGGTCTGTAATCTGTGTTGCCCTTGGCCCACAAGCTTATTTAGATGTGGTTGGGGTGAATAACGGAGGGATTGGTCAGCAATTCGATGCAAGCTCTAAAGTACCTAGCAAAATTTCTCGTTCTAATGCGGATGGTACTACTGAAGAGTTTGGTGGTGGTTCAGCTCGTAAATCAACGGCTGCAACAGTAGCCACGACAGGTACTACCAGCTCTATTACGGCTACAGTAACTCCAGTGTTAGGTGCATTAGGCTATGCTTGGTACATCGGTCCAGCAGGATCTGAGCGTCTTGTAGCAGTATCAACAATTAACAGTGTGATTCTAAAGCAGGCGGCAGATCCAAATGCACAGTTGGCAAGTACGTTAGTGGATGAAGATAACTCTACAAGTACAATTGATTTTGACGGACTTTTAATCCAAGCATTTAAACCTAGTAGTAATGCATATGTAAAAGTTATGCCTACAGGTACTGCTGGTGTTGGTACCACACTAACAAGTGATGGTGCTGGCGGTATTGTGGAGTTTGAAGAAGCATTTGAAAACTTCTACCGTAAGTATCGTTTAAGTCCTGATGTTATTTACGTTAGTACGCAAGAGTTATTAACCATTACATCTTTAATCATCAAAAATGGTGGTGCTCCATTACTTCACCTTAATGTGGATGCTAATAACCCTGCATCTCTCCAAGCAGGTGTTGTTGTTGGTAGCTATCAGAATAAGATTACTGGCCAGCGCGTTCCTTTACGTATTCACCCTAACTTAGCGGCAGGCACCATCTTTATGTTTACCTCACGCTTGCCTTATCCATTGGCGAACGTTGGGAATATCGTACAGATGAAAATGCGCCGTGATTATCATCAAATTGAATGGCCATTACGTACACGCCGTTATGAATATGGTGTGTATGCAGATGGGGTGCTTCAACATTACGCGCCTTTCTCGATGGGTATCATCACCAATATTGCAAAACTTGTTCAATCTTAATTTTATTGCCCAGCCTAATCCGCTGGGCATTTTCTGGGAGTAAAGCAAATGGGATTATTTAAAGCCCCTGAGGGTGTGACATCGGTTAGTGTCGCAGGTGTAGAGCTTGAAGTTAAAGACGGTTTTGTTGAGACAGATGAGAATATCTGGCCATTTGTAGAGCCTTTAGGTTTTACGGTTGGTAAACCGGATGATTTGGTAGCTCTTCGTGAAGCCGCAGCTAAAGCCGCTGAAGCCGCAGCTAAAGAAGCGGCCGAAAATGAAAAGCTGGCTAAGGCTAAAGCCGAGGAAGAGGCCAAGGCAAAAGCTCAGGCAGAAGCGGATGCAGCCGACAAAGCTAAAGCGGATGCTGAGGCCGCAGCAACTGCAAACGCATCAGCTCCTGCTGAAGCAGATGCCGACAAAGCTAAAGGTAAAAAGGCGTAATCAATATGGCACTTACAACATTAGAAAAAGTTAAGGAGTTTTTAGGGCTCAAATCGTCTCAAGCTGAAGCAGATGCCTTACTTTCACGCATGATCGATGCTGCAAGTGCCTTTATTGAAAATTGGCTAGAGCGGGAAGTCTTAAGACATTCAGTAACTGAATATCGAGATGGAAACGGAAAATCTGAACTCGTTCTAAAAGAGCCTGATATACGCCTTATTAAGAAAGTTCTTGTAAATGGTAGGGTAATACCAGAATCATCCAATTTTCACGACTACGGTTATCGCTGGGCTGACTGGTGGTTAATTTTGCAAGGGGATTGCTTTACTCATGGCCGGCGAAATATTCAGATTGAATATGAAGCCGGATTTGATGAAGTCCCGAGTGATATTGAACAAGCTGTAATTGACCTTGTAGCGCTACGTTACAAGGAAAAAGACAGAATCGGCATACAGTCTAAGACTTTGGCGAATGAAACGATTTCATTTTTCATTGGTGAATTAACTCCATCGGCAAGAGCAACACTACAGCAATATAAGCAGGTCGTTCCAATATGATGATTAATTATCATGTTGATGGTGATGCAAAGCTAACCGGTACAGTTGATCAGATTAATGAAGCGGTTAGGCAATCTATTGTCAGATCCACTCTTAAACTTTTGGTCAAGGTGAAACGGGAGAAGCTTAGCGGCCAAGTACTCAATGTACGAACCGGACGTTTGCGCAGATCCATCACACAAAAAGTTATAGATCTAAGCAATGGTGTTACAGGTATTGTCGGTACTAACGTTGAATATGCTGCTGCTCATGAGTATGGGTTCAATGAGGAAGTAACTGTAAAGGCCCATTTAAGAATGATCAAAATGGCTTTTGGTAAATCTATAAACCCTAAGCAGGTCAATATTAAGGCTCACACACGTAAGGTTGATTTGCCTGAAAAATCTTTTTTAAGGTCTGCCTTAGAAGAGATGAGAAAGGAGATTAAACAGGATCTGGAAGTATCAATACAGCGGGGCATAGCATGAGTATTAATCGTGAAGCAATTTTTATAGCTCTCTTTGATCTATTAAAAAATATTGATGGTTTTGTTACTGCTGAACGGCGTTTAAGACATTGGAGTGATGTGCCTGACATTGAACAGCCATATTTATGTTTAGCCCAAGGGCAGCAAAGCGTAGCTCAAGGCAGCCCTGCTACTGGTTTAAAGCCTAAATGGACGTTATATGCAGACATTTATTTGTACGCACGTACAACCGGTGAACAGGTCCCATCTAGTGTGCTTAATCCATTAGTCGATGCTATTGAAGCAGCTTTACAACCAGAATTTCCAGAAATTGAAAAATGTCAGACTTTAAATAGTTTGGTTACTCATTGCTGGATTGATGGAACCATTGAAACAGATGAAGGTACGTTAGGTGATCAAGCCGTCGCCGTCATACCGATCAGCATTTTAGTTAATTAATTAAATTTTCACCAAAGACCTGCTTTTTAGCAGGTTTTTTTATGGAGTATTACATATGGCTCAGTATTCTTTTGGTGTGGGTAATCTATTTGCTACACCATTATCTGATGCATACGGCGCACAGATTGCCAAACCCACATCTTTCGAGCTTGGGATTTTACAAGATAACTCGGTTGATTTTAGCTTTGATGTAAAAGAGCTTTATGGTCAAGGGCAGTTCCCTGTAGACATTGCACGAGGAAAAGGCAAGATTACAGGTAAAGCAAAAGTTGCTCGTTTAAACGGTCTTTTGGTCAATAGCATTTTATTTGGTCAAGCCATGTCTACGGGTTCAGCTACAGCAGTGGCGCGCTCACTGACTGCTACACCAGTGCCTGTAGGTGGAACCGTTACACCAACCCCGCCAAATGCTGGGGTTTTTGTTGCGGATCTAGGTGTAACTAATGCAAAGGCTGTTCCATTAACGCGTGTAGCATCTGCACCCGCAGCAGGGCAATACTCAGTTGATGAGTCTACAGGTGCATATACATTTGCTACAGCTGATGCAAATTTGCCGGTGTTTATTAATTATCGATACTCCACAACAATGGCCGGCGCGAAGTCTTCAACAGTTATGAATTTGCCAATGGGTGAGGCACCGTCATTCTCGTTAGATCTTCATAAGGAATATCACGGGAAAATCTTAACGCTGCACCTCTTCAAATGTGTCAGTACAAAGATGTCTCTTGCTGGTAAGCAAGACGATTACGATACGCCAGAATTTGAGTTTCAGGCGTTTGCTGATGATCTAGGTCGTGTATTTGATTGGTCAATTTCGGAGTAAAAGTAAATGCAATTTAAGCAAGTTGATAACCCGCGCGGAAATGAAAAAAAAATTGCTGGCCAGAAATGGATTTTTGCTCCGGCTCCTTTGGGGGCAATTGAGCGTTTTCAGGATCAATTAAGTTCGGACTCAGTGCCGGTAGCAGTCATTATTGATATGGCCCACATTTGTTTAAAGCGAAATTATCCTGACATTACCCGTGAATTTATTGCTGATGAATTGATAGATATCGGCAATATGCAAGAAATTTTGGATCTTGTGGTAAATGTTTCTGGTCTTGACCATAAAGGCGACAAAGAGGCAACCGATTCGGGGGAATAGACTGGGAGGAGCTTTACACTCATTTAGTGCTTAAAACTGGTAAGGACTATGATTACGTACGTAATGAAATAGACTTACCACGATTAAGAGCAATGAATGCGTATAACAAAAAGTTTCCTCCCGAAGAGGTTAATCTTCATCGAATTTACTTGATGCTGGCTTGTTTCTTTGGTGTAGATAAAGATGAGCCAGAGGATGATACGCCAGAAGAAGATTTGCCAGATATTTTAGAAACATTAAAAGCATTCCCGCAGGGGTGACTTAGGTCGCCCTTGTATTTTTAAAAGACAATAAATAATGAGTTTGCTATCTTATTTTTGACTTTATAAAATTTGGTAAAAACCAATGTATAAGATTTTTGCTTTACTTATCCTTGTACATGTCTCTGTTTCGACATATGCAAAAGAACCTTTGACAGCAAAAAGGTTTGTAGAAACAATCCAAAAAAATAAAGAATTTAATGAGGAATGTAATTACAGTAATTTTGACTTAGTAGAAGCTGACAAAATGCTAAGTACTAATTTAAATCTATTATTAAAGAAATTTGGTACGTTGAAGTTATCCGATTTTGATATGGGTGAATGTGTTACTCCAGATAACATTCAAGGAAATATTCTTACTTCTTATTTTTGGCAGAAGAATATGGATTATAAGGGTGAGCAACTTTCACTCTATTTTTCGTATAACACCAGCAATCAGGATTTATTAGTAGCGCTTACTGATAAAGATTTGAAATCGTATTTAATTGGCGATAAAGATAATGACCTAAAAGTAAATATTAAAAAATTCTCAGCTAATTTGACACGCACTGAGGGTGTTGATCTTGATTCAAATTTAACTTACTCGGACTTCCTAAAGACGGATGGTGAGGCTCAATATAAATATAGTAAAGAAATAGACGCAATCCTTTATCCTAAGTGGTCTTATAGCTGTAAGAAAGATAGATTTGATAATTCAAAATCATGTTATTTACATAATAACGATATTGGAATTTTATTATTAAATGGATCTTACTTAGTTTCAGTCGGGCGTGAGCATTATCCAAACTCAAAAGCTAGTATAAAAATTGATGATAATGCAACCATTACAGCTTTAAATGGAATGTTCAATAAAACTTCGAGCGCAATCATTACTCAACTAAAGAAAGGTAAGATTGCATACACTCGATATTATGAGTGGCCATATCAATATAAAACTATCGATAATGAGTCAAAATTAGAAGGTTTTAGTAATACCTTCAATCAAATGTTGGAAGCTTATAGAAAGCTTTAAATTACTAAGAAATATTCATTAACCGCCGAAAGGCGGTTTTTTTATGCCTGCGAGGTCAATATGGCAAGTAATGAAAATCGTGTTGAAGTACAGGTAGGTGCTAACACTGCGGAGCTTCAGCGTGGAATGCATGAAGGTGAAGCAATTGTAGAGCGTTCAGCCAATAATATTGAAAATATTGGTCGCAATATTGATTTTAGAGTTGATTTATCCAGCATGGAAGAAAGCTTTGATCGAGTTTCAACTTCTATCAACAGCAGAATCAAAACTTTAGGTATGAACATTGCCTCTACACTTGCACAAAGTTTAGCAATCGGTGGCCTCGTAGCTTTTGCTAAGCAAACTATTGATACAGGCAATGAAGTAGATAAATTAGCAAAATTGGTCGGCACTTCAGCTGAAAAGTTTCAGTATTACTCTAAAGGGGTTGAAATGGCTGGCCTATCTTTGGACCAGTTTGGCTCTATGGGTAAAGACGCTCTCGATAAACTTGGTGAAGCTCGCCGTGGTGAAGGCGAGATGATGGACTTCTTTGAAAAGATTGCTCCAAAAGTTGGAGTGACTATTGATCAATTTAAAGATCTTAGTGGTCCAGATGTTTTGCAGGCATATTATAGCGGCTTAGAAAAAGCAAACTTATCTCATGCTGAAATTGTCACCTACATGGAACAGCTCGTAGATGACGGAAGTGCATTAATTCCAATGCTACAAAATGGTGGAGCTGGATTTAAAAAATGGGGGGATGAGGCTAAGGCGGCAGGGGCAATTATGTCAACCGATATGATTGCTAACCTAAAAACCGCTAAAGAGAATCTTTTTAGTCTGCAATTACAGTTTCAAGGGTTACAGGCCATTCTTGTTAACAACATTACCCCTGTAATCACTTCTATCTCTAAAAATTTTGACACTATTAAAGCTGTCTTTGCTGCTGTAGCAGCTGTTATAGCAACTCGTCTGATTGTTCAAATGGCAATTTTAACCAAAGAATTTTTAATTGGTGTTGCTCAGGGTGTGGCTTATCAGGTGCAGCTGTCAGCATTGCAAGGGCAAGCTATTCGTACAGCCACAGCTATGGGAGTGTTGCGAAGCGCATCTGCATTACTTGGTGGTCCAGCTGGTTTAGCTATGTTGGCCGTACAAGGTGTTGCTGCTGGTGCAGCATTTCTCTACATGAAAAATAGTAGTGATGATTTAGCACCCTCTTTGGATACTCAAAAAAAGTCTGTTACTGAACTTCGTGATGAATATGAAAAACTTGAAGCTTCACAGCAGCGAGTTTTGACACGTAAAGCTACAGATGAGTTGCAAAAAACGAGTACAGCCTATCGTAACCAGAGAAATGAATTGCTAGGGCTTGTAGATGCCATTACTCGTAATTCAGATGTGTCTGATGAGGATCGAGTAGTAGCTAGTAATCTTTTTGAAGAATACCGAAAAGGTAGAATTACTGCTGAGCAATTAGCTGGAGGAATCAATCAGTTAAAAACAGTCAATGCTAATGCAAAGGCAAGTATTGATGATAAGGTCTTTTCGCTGAAGGAAGAAGCAAAGAAAGTTGTTGAGGCTGATCGGGTACTGAAAATTTATAACGGTACTATTAAGCAAGGTACAACTGATAATACTGAGCATGCTAAGTCAGTGGATAAGGTTTCAGATGCCTATGCAAATTTAAGTGCTAAGCAAATGGAATACGTCAATGGGGCTAAGCAAAATGATCAGCGCGAACAGTATGTAAATTCTCTAGTAAATAACCATGGTTGGAGTCGAGATAAAGCTGATTTCTATGCCGATGCACAAGAAAAATCAGGTACTCCTTTTACCAAGGCCATGCCTAAAGGTGTAATGGATGCTGTTAATGCTGAATGGAAGCGTGAGCAAGCCACCAAAGCACGAGTGGAATCTGAGAAAAAAGCTGAAGAATCTCAAAAACAACAGACTAGGGAATTTGAGAAGCAACAAAAGATTTTACAGGTTAATGAGCGTGTAAAAGCTAATGCTCAAAAATATAATTTTGCAGGACTTGAGCAAAAGTACCAATTGCCAACAGGGTCATTATCTTCGATCCATATGATTGAATCAGGGGGTAATCCTAAAGCTTACAATAAGGAGACAGGTGCAACCGGTGGGTTTCAATTTCTTGAAGGAACGGCTAAACAGTATGGTGTAAAAAATCGTAATGATATTGGGCAGTCTGCTGAAGGTGCTGCGAAATACATGTCATATCTACTAAAACTCTTTAAGGGGGATTTAGAATCGGCTGTACGCGCCTATCATGCTGGGGAGGGAAATGTTAAAGCCGGCAAAGGTATGGGCAAATTCAACAATGCATACTGGTCCGACTTTAAAGGTTATATGGCTGGCATTAATGGTGTCTCAACTGGCACTGAGGCTAACGAATATGAAAAGGTATTACAGGACCAAATCCGTGAAGCTGAAAATGCTGAAAAAGCCAAACTCCAATTGCAATATAAATATGCCGATGAGGAGAAAAAAATTGCAATTGACCTTAAAAATGAACTTGAAGCAATTTCTAAATCTACTTTAAGTGCTGAGGACAAAAAAGCTTTTAGCATTAAAGCCGAAAAGGATGCTAATGACAAAATTTTAGCATTACGATTAGAGTTGCTTGAAAAAACCAAGGTTATGCGCGAGGCTGAAATTGATCATTTTCAGCGTGTTGCTGAGCGTACATATCAAATTGAAATGGCACAAGTTCAAGCAGATTTTGATGCAAATAAGATTTCCCATGTTCAAAAAGTTCAGAGAGAAAAGTTTTTAGAAGACACGCTTACGGCGATAAAACGCCAAGGTCTTCTAGACCGCCTAGATCTTGAAAATGAACTTTCAGGGATTTCTGGTAAGCAAGGAAATCAAGGGCAAATACTTGAGAGTATTTCAGGTCTAGATACGGGCAAACAAGTATCTGATACAAAATCTACAGGGCTTTTAACAGAAGCTCAAATGAAAGACTTTGAGGCTAAATTTGGTGGTTTAACTTCTCGTATGTCGGGTCTGTGGGATAAGGGTATTCAGTCCATGTTGAATGGTACGCTGACGTGGAAAAATGCCATGAATGCTATCTTCTCTGAGCTTTCAGCTGAGTTCATTCAAAATATGGTCACAGCACCACTTAAAAAATATATGGCAAGCCTTGGTCCACGCTTAGCTGCAAAACTTGGTCTTATTAAAGCTGAAACCGTAGCCGAGGCATCTGGCCAAGCTGCACAAACCGGAGCAACTATTGCAGGTGAAGCGACTCGTACCGGTGTAACCGCTTCTGGTGGTTTGGCTCGTCTAGGTCTAAAAGCAACCGAGGCGATTAAGGGCATCATGATGAGCGCATGGGAGGCAATGGCTGGAGCATTTAAGGCTATGGTTTCCATTCCTTATATTGGTCCAGTTCTCGCCGTAGGTGCCGGTGCTGCTGCGTTCGGTTTAGTTGCTGGTCTAGCCGGCAAGATTAAATCTGCTCGGGGCGGTTACGATATTCCATCCGGTGTTAATCCTATAACCCAACTTCATGAAGATGAAATGGTATTACCCGCACAACATGCGAACACTATCCGTGAGCTAGGGAAATCTACATTCAACTCAGGTATGTCAGATGATTCTGATATTACTGGCCAAGGCGGTGAAAATGCTGTGTTTAATATTCAAGCTTGGGATACAAGAGATATTAAACGTTTCATGAAAAAGCACGGACGTGAAGTAGCAGGTGGGTTAAAGGGTTATCGCCGTAGCTTTGGTAAATAAGGAGGTGTAAGTGTCAAACGTATTATTTCCAGAATTACCCGGTCTTGAATGGGATACATCTATTACTCCCATGTTTAACACCAAAATCATGACCTCCATTAATGGCCGAGAGCTTCGAGCAAGCTTTCAGGCCTCACCTAAATATGAAATCTCGTTGTCTTACGCATTCTTGCGCGAAAATAAGGGGAGAAAGGAATTGCAGCAACTTCAAGGATTTTATTTAGAGCGCCGTGGGGCATTTGATTCATTTCTCTATAAGATGCCTGATGACAATGAGTTTAATTGCACATTTATTGGTGATGGAACTGCTACAACTTTCCAGCTATACAAGGATATGTACACAAGCCAATTGCCTCTAGGTAATACAGAGGAGCAGATTGTAGGTGAAGTAGATCCCAATATGTGGAATCAAACACCAGCCAAAACAATGTGGAACACAAACCAAGAAAAGCTTATGTGGAATAACGCAACTGCACAGGTAACTAGTGATGGTAAGTATATTCTTTCACTGCCAATAGAAGATGGTGTGGAGGTAACAGTAAAAGGTACTTTCTACTATCGCTGCCGCTTTAAAGATGACACACAGCAATATGTCAACTTTATGCATAAGCTTTGGAAAGCAGGGAAGGTTGAATTAATCGCTTCTTTGGGGAATAAGATATGAGACAAGCCTCTCCAAAACTTATAGCCTTGTTAGATGCTGATCAGTTCATCATGGCAGATCTTTATACCATCACAACTATTCAGGGCATTGAGTATCGCTATACAAGCTATGACGTCAATTTGACAGTGCAAAGTAAGGAGTTTCGTGCTGATGGACCAATTATCAGCCGAGAAGGGACTAGCCTTTCTTTAGGTATGGAAGTAGATAACTTATCTATCACTATTGAGGCAACTGAAAATACAAAATTCGGTGATGTACCCATAGCTCAAGCTTTCCATAACGGAATTTTAGACGGCGCTCGGTTTAAGCTAGAACGAATTTTCATGGATATGAATACTCCTACCGATACCAGTGCCGGCACTTTGGTTTTATTTGAAGGGCGTATTGTTGAGCCTGAGCTTAATCGATATGAAATTAACGCAAGCGTGGTTTCTGATGTTGATAATTTAAAACTTCAAATGCCACGGAATCTATATACACCAGGTTGTTTAAACACTCTGTTTGATAGTGCATGTGGACTATTAAGCGCGGATTTTGCGGTAAATACAACAATCGGTACCAATAGCACGCCTAACCGTATTCTTTGCGATTTAAGCCAGCCACAAGGTTGGTTTACTCAAGGTGTTGTGGAGTTTTTAGAAGGTGCAAATATTGGAATTAAACGAACCGTACGCTTGCATGAAGCTGGTTCGCTAATCCTAACTTTGCCGCTTTTAAAAATGCCAGAGATAGGCGAGGCGATTCGTGTTTATCCGGGTTGTGATAAACGACTTGAAACATGTACTAATCGTTTTAATAACCGTTCTCGTTTCCGAGGTGCACCGTTTGTACCGGTTCCAGAAACATCAATTTAACAAATTTAAATTCAATCAAAGCCCTGCAAATCGCAGGGTTTTTTATTTGGGAAATATATTATGGCAGTTCCTGATAAAAATGCCTTAATCGGGCCTACAGTCACAGAGGCGCAATTTAAAACAAATCTAGGTGCAATTGTAGATTTCATTAAACCTATTGAGTCTCAAAGCCCTACATATGCAACTACAGCCTTGTTGACAGCTACAAGACCATCTGAAAATCAACTTTATGCAAAAGCTTTGGATACTGGTAAGGTCTGGTACTGGAATAAGCCTGCAGGTGCGTCAGATGGGAATTATTGGGCAGTTACAGATATAGGGGATTTTGATCGCGCAAGAAAGAATTTTCAAAATTTGTTGAAATTTACAGAAAATCCGCAAAATCTTTTCTCTTTGAGTCCACTTGCTATTTATTCAAAAATTCAAGTTGAGTCACAGATATCTAAAGACAAGTTTAGTATTAGCGATACTTCAATTGTAAGTTTTGCAAAAAATATTGTTTTAAATCAATCGGTAATAAGTGCATCGGCTTCGATAGGCTCTATTGAAATTAAGAATGGAAGCAACAGGGTAGTCAAAAGTGTTTTATTGCCATACGAAACAGTAGTTAATAATCTTAAATCAACACTTTGGGTTGATTATACTCTGATAGATCTATCATCTATTTCAGTTGTAACAGATTCTGATGGTGGTTTTAGAGTACGAGTTGCAGTTGAAAATCCTATTTTTCAACTCTACATTGATGAAATTAATGTTGTAGATGAATCGGGTTTCTTTCAAGCAAGCACTCAAGCGAATATTTCAAGTGTAAATAAAAATGCAATATCTTCTCATGGTAATAAAGCAATTCAGTTCAGAGTGCTGCCAGCAACTCTTATCGAGTTTAGTTACAGTGCAAATCAAAATGGCGCGATCGAATTTGTCAAAGATATTTTAAATTTTGTAAAGCTAAAAGTAAAAACGGCTACTGTTCATACAGAGGAGTTTGAGCTAAATAATCTTGTTTTACCTCGTGATCAGTATGCTTTTACATTTTCAAATATTACTGGGGAGCTCAACTACTCTACTATTTCGACTGAAATTCAGCTAGTTGAGGGCAATAGTTTTAAGCTCTATTCAACAAGTGTGAAAAACTCTTCGTCAATTGAATTAAGTAATAGTCTTGTTGCTTTAAAAGTTAACTTTGCACAAGGTGAAGTTAAGACGAATAATCAGATCATTGTTCTTGACAATTCCGGTATGCAATATCAGGCACAATTCGCACCGGATATTTCTGTTAATTTTAAGAATGATAGCTCCGATGGTTACTATAGTGATGGCTCATTCAAATCAGGGACATTATATCTAATTGATAATTTAGATATTGATGAGCAGAAAAACTATGAAGTTCGTGTATATGACTCGGCTGTATCAAATATTGAAGAAGAGGTTGAAAAGTCTTTGGTCGGCAATAGAGATGTATATGCCGCTTACGGATACAAGCTATATTTTGAAAAAACACAAGGGGAGGTTTTAACAGCGATCGAATTGAATGGGAAATACATTGATCTTGTTCAATCTATTCGACATACAGTTGCAAATAGTTCGGATCCAAGCACAAACCAAGGTGATATTTTTCGAGGTGTGAAAGACATTGTTTTGGCAAGAGCTGGTCATGTATTTATCGATATTGAAGCAACAGTTTTTAATTCAAATTTTCAGACACTTGCAGCAAATAGCTTAAAAGCTAAATTCATATTTAGACTTTTTAGAAATGGACTGCTTAAAATTATTAATTATACAAAAGCAATAGATGAGATTTCAGGTAAAATTCTTTACGGATTGCATAGCGCTATTAAATTCGAGAGTGCTGCAACAAATATTTCATTTAATGATACATATGCTCATCTAAAAGCGTCTTTTGATAATAATGAAATTAATTTAAAAGCTGTTTATTTTCACGGAGATATAGCAAGAGATGGTCTGCAATATGGACCAACACGGCCAACGAACGTCTTTAAGGATCTAACATCAACGGGAATTGATTTGAGATTTGGTTGGCGAGATACATACGGTTCAGCATCAAGCGGAATGTGGAATGTTGAAAAGAATTATGCTTGGGGTACTGAAATTGATATTTATCTAAATCCCTGGTCTTCTACATCTGATAAATTTGCTAGTTTTATTAATAATGTGCCTACAGGATTCTTAGGTGAGAGGGCGATTTGGAACTTAAAGAAAAAACAACTGCTTGCAAAAATAGAGCAGTATATTTTTTCAAGTTTAGAGTGGTGGTATAGTCCCTTTTCTCAAAATTCAGGCGGCAATCCGACATCTTTAACATCAACTATGTATGTTTATTCAGCAGAGTTAATGAATTTTTATGTAAATAATGTTGGTACATTTGAAGCGATTTATACTAAATTTATCAACAATGTTAAGGGGAGATTTGGGAATGATCTATCACAAATCGGCTCGAAATACACAAGCGGTCGGTTCTATATCTCACAAGAGTCGAGACATATTGCACCAGCTTTGCAGTGGCTTTATATGCATGCATATAAAACTAACGACGCAGCAAAACTGGCAGAATTGCGAACAATTGCAAAATCAATTGCTGAAGCTTTAGTATCTTATTTTAATAGCACTGGCGGTATTGGAATAACTGGAAATATTGGCGATTTGGGTGCAAGTAATATTTTTGCAAATGGACTAAGATTTATTGCGCTTGCAATTTTTATGGAGCAAGATTTAGATGGCTCAATGCTGCAGGCTTTTAGTGCGGCTGAACTGCTACTTGTTGACCCATCGAAGTATATGCCGTTGTTGAATCAGCTAAATGATGTTCGTAATGATGTTGAGTCAAGAACACGTTATTTACATTATGCTGTATTTGCATGCTATGGTTATCGTTTAGCATGTAGTGTACTTAATAAAGAACCTAAATTTGATTTAGCACAGTTCGCATTAAATGCACTTAACGGCTCTGGTGATTTAAGAGATATTGAGTATTGCATTTCTGACAGTAGACGAGGCGGACGTAATACACTCGGTTTTATGTTGCATTGCTTAACGCATCAACACCTAGACGGACACATGAATGCAGCGCATGCAGCATTTGATTCACTAGCAAGAAACGGTTGGAATGATGCGGGTTTACCAATTAGAATATACGGATTTTCGGGCAATACATCTGATCAATCAATGACAATGCCTGATGTTGCATACAATTTGCATGCTTTGGCTGATTTGTGGCTATCGTATCACTACGGACTATATAAATGAAAAACCTCGAAGCCGTTACTGAAGCAATGACTTGGCTCGGCACACCATACCATCATCAAGGGCGAGTTAAAGGTGTGGGGGTGGACTGTGGTACTTTGATTTGTGAGGTCTACGAAAAAGTAGGTCTCATGGATCATTTAGATCCACGACCATATCCACCAGACTGGCACCTGCATCAGATGGGGCAACGTTATTTAGAGCTCATTTTAGGTGTATGTGATCCAGTTGAAGGTCCACCTCAACCTGGTGACATCGTTTTATATCATTTTGGCAAATGCATCAGCCATGGTGCAATTGTCATTGAGTGGCCACAAATCATTCATAGTTATATCCATCAAGGAGTGATTATCCAAGATGGAACAAAAGGAAGTTTAGCCCGGCGAATTGCCGGGTTTTTTCGTATGAAGAGGCTTAAATAAATGGGTGGATTATTTGGTAGTACTACAATTAGTACAACGGATACCCGTATTAACTCTATGCGGATCCAGCAGTCAGCTTATGGGCTTTGCCAGCCATTGGTTTATGGCAAAACCCGTGTTGCGGCTAATATGTTTTGGTATGGAGATTTTACAGCTACACCTCATACAACAGTTCAAAAGTCTGGTGGTAAGGGTGGGGGTACTAAAACCAGTAATACCACCTTTAGTTATACCGCCTCTCTCATGCTCGGTTTATGTGAAAACCAGATTAAAAAGATTGGCCTAATTTGGGTAGATAAAGAGCAATATGTGCCTAAACAAGAAGGATCTATAACTTTAGATCCTATCGACCAGTTAAAATTTGAATTATTCGATGGAAATAATAATCCGCCGTGGGGATGGCTAGTATCAAAGCATCCAGAACAGGCAATTAATTATCCGTATTTGGGATATGTAGCTGTAGCTAATTATGAGATGGGTAATAGCGCCAGCCTTTCAAATCATAATTTTGAAGTGATCAGTACTATCACGCTATCTGACACAATTGATGATGCTAACCCGGCAGATGTTATTGAAGATTTTATTACACACCCACGACATGGCGCAGCCCCAAATCTTAACATTGCAGATCTAGAAGAGTTTAGAACCTATTGCCGGGCAGCTAATCTCTTGATTAGTCCTGCATTCACAGAACAACGCCCAGCTTATGAAACTATCAATGAGATTGTTGAGGCTGTTAACTGTGCTGTGGTACCTAGCCCGGATGGCTTAAAGATCCGTTCTTTTGGGGACTCTGCAATAACGGGTAACGGCGTTACCTTTACACCTGATCTCACACCCGTTTACCACTTAACTGATAATGACTTTATTGGCGAGGATGAGCCAGTACGTGTGCGCCGTAGCCGTGATACAGATGCCTATAATCATGTGCAGATTGAATACATTAATCGCTATAACCAGTACAACACTGAAACAACAGAAGCCAAGGACCAAGCAAATATTGAAATGTTTGGCTTGCGTACCGAGGATCCTGTGGAATGCCATTATTTTTGTGAACCGAAGATAGCACGTCATGCTGCACAACTTCGCTTACAACGACTGCTTTATGTTCGCAATGAGTATGAATTTGATTTGGGTTGGAAGTACTGCCGATTAGAGCCAATGGATATTGTCACTATTACAGATGAAGCATTGGGCTTAATTCAATTTCCTGTACGTATTACACGTATTGAGGAAGATGAGTTCGGTGAATTAACTATCACGGCTGAAGAACTGGCCGTAGGTTCAAGGTCTGCCATTGAGTATGACTCTCAAGCGTCAAATGGTTATCAGGGCGGAAATGAAGAGCCGGGTAATGTGAATGCACCATCTATTTTTGAGCCACCGCTGGATCTTACAGACGGCAAGAATCAAGTTTGGGTTGCTGTATCAGGTGGTGCCAATTGGGGCGGCTGTAATGTTTGGGCGAGCCTTGATAATACGACATATGAAATGATTGGCACAATTTATGGATCTGCACGTTATGGGCAGCTTGTTACAGCAATTGATGCAGATGATTCGACTTTGCAAGTTGAGCTAAATACAGCAAGCCAGATCTTCAGTGGAACATTAGAAGATACTCAAGCTGACCAAACACTTTGTAAAGTGGGGGATGAGTATTTTAATTATCAAGTGGCCACTTTAAACGGATCTGGTCTTTATACCTTAAGTGATGTTTTACGTGGACGTTTTGATGATGCACAAAGTCACAACGCTGGTGAGCCATTTGTTCGTTTGGATAAAGCTATATTCAAATATCCGTACAATGAGAGTCTAGTAGAAAAACAAATCTTTTTAAAGTTCACAAGCTTTAATGGTTTGGAGCGTAAAGAGCAGACCTTAGATGAGGTTACGGCGTATAGCTATACTTTAAGTGGTGGACGTCCTGCAGGCGTTAAAGGCTTATCGCTTCAATCTCCGTTTGTTGGTACCACTTTCAAAGTTCAATGGCAGAGTTCAACCGGTGCAGATGGTTATCGTGTTCAGGTTTGGTCTAATGGGGCAATGATTCGTCAAGTTGATACAACCAATACGGATTATAGTTATTCGATCGAAGAGGCTAAGCAAGATGGTTTAGGCCGAGCTTACACAATTCGAGTGGCCAGCAAGAACGGCGACCAAGTTAGTACCTATGCTGAATTGAGTATTAGTAATCCAGTACCGCCTGTACTTCTCAATGTGTACACAGCAGCAACCGTAGATTCTATTACGGTGAATTGGGTGCCTAGTGAAGTACCTGATCTGAAAGACTATGCAGTATGGCTAAGCGCTACACCTAACTTTGATCCTACACAAATGCCGCCTACGTGGACCGGCACAGATTTAACAACTACTTTTGGAGGACTACAACCAACTACTCCATATTACATTCGTGTTGCTGCACGTGATGTATGGGAAAACACAGTCTGGAATTATACAAATCAGATTACTCAGAGTACTTCTGAAGCTTAAATTTATTTAATTCATAGCACCCAAAAGGGTGCTTTTTTTATTGCCTAATTCTGGAGTAAAAGGCATGGAACCAGTTTCTACAAGCGGTTTTACAGCACTTTTAAAATTATATGGGATTGCAATCATGGTGACTTTAGCAGTCGGTTTGGTTGCAGCAGTTGTATTAATGACACGCATGCCACGCTCACCCCAAGAGTGGGCAGTGGGCTTGATTTGTACGGTTGTATCAAGCCTCGCTGGCGGCTCTTTTATTATTGTGAAGTGGGGGCTTCATGAATGGGTTACTGATGTATGGGGGATGATTGCACTTGGTGGGTTCTTCTTTGTTTGTGGTTTACCCGGTTGGGCTTTAGTCCGTTGGATTTTTAATTTTATAGATAAACAGGAAGGTAAAACGATCGTTGAAGTGATCAAAGAGTTTAAGAAAGCCAGAAAAGACATCGAAAACAGTTAATGCCGCCTTCGGGCGGTTTTTTTACATCTGAAGGAAAGTGAAATGAACATCGAACAATATCTTGATGAATTAATTAAACGTGAAGGTGGGTACGTAAATAACCCGGCAGATCGGGGCGGTGCAACCAAATACGGTATTACTGAAGCGGTCGCGCGTTCAAACGGCTATAAGGGTAATATGAAAGATTTGCCGCTTGATGTAGCCAAAGCCATTTATAAAAAGCAGTATTGGACAGCTCCGCGATTTGACCAAGTGAATATCATCTCTTCTGCAGTAGCTGAAGAGCTCTTAGATACAGGTGTGAACTGCGGTATCAACTTTGCAAAACCACTTTTACAACGTGCTTTAAATCTCCTAAATAATAATGGAAAAGCAGGGTGGCCAGATTTATCTGTAGATGGAATTTATGGTCCAGCAACCTTTAATGCACTCAAAACTTATTTGGTCAAACGAGGGAAAGAAGGAGAAAAAGTTTTAGTTCGAGTTCTGAACATTATGCAGGGTCAGCGCTATATCGAGATTTGTGAGCGTAATAAAAGCCAAGAGCAATTCTTTTATGGCTGGATCAGTAATCGGATTTCCTAGTATGAAAGTCTACCAGTGCAAGCGAACTAAAATTGCTTTGTTCATTACTGTAATGTGCATTCTATTTTCAGGATGCACAGCTCATACGATCAATACTAATGTTAGTGTAGAAATTTGTGTAAAGGCCCTTTAGGGGCCTATTTGCCAATAAATTTAATAATTATAATTTTTCAGAGTAATCTACGACTTGAAAAATATATTTAAATATTTATGTATTTTTTACAAATATTTAAAATATTATTGATACTGGAATATTCATTCTCTGCATTATTTTGGGTAACAATTTCATGAATTTTATTGATTAGTTCATTGTTTTCAATTGCATTGTTCATCAGGTATTTCACCTCTTCAGGAATTAAAACTTTAAAACTATTTGGATCTAATTGATTTTTAATATCTTCAATAGAACTTTTAGGTAGACTTGATTTATTAGTACTAAGTAAATTTTTGATTTTATTGAAAAGATAATAGCTAAAATGTGTACATATATATTCAATATCTTCATTTGGAACATCAATGATAATTAATTTTTTGTGATGAAATCTCATGATATCTTTATATATATAGTACTTACCATCAATTGTGCCGTTGATAATGGAATAACCATCGTGGGTTGATGCATTTCGTGCCTCTTTCATAAATTTACCATAACGGATATCTCCAAAAAAAACATTCCAATCAATTTTTTCATTCAATGCAGTTTCTAAACTATCTTTAATTGATTGAAATGAATTGAGATATGCATCAAAATAATGATTTAATTCAGGCATTTTATCCTCTTGCGGGGTTCCCCAATTTTTTTTAGTTTCACTACAACATTCTAAAATTTTATTTAAGAAAAATTCATGTCTTGAAAAAAGGCTATTAAGATGATTAGTAACCATTAGTCTATGTTGTTCAGAGTTTAAAATTTTCATAAATATACAAAATATTTTTTAATTAATACTCAGTTGAACATTTAAATGTCAAATTATCAATAGCTTATGTCGATCATAGAATTTTATTATTCAAGTGTCTGTGTACAGTGTCTTGTTAATTAGCATTATGTACCACCCTCATACGGTTGGCCAATCATTCTGCAGTATTTGGCCAACTCATCAATTTTAATACAAGTTATTGAAAAATATTAATCATGATAAAACCAACAAGATTTTTTGACTGGCAATTTATTACAAAAAAACCTATTCAGTTCTAGTCTCTTTAAAGATCTTTTCTAGCAACTCAAGCATTTCATCTGAAAGATCTTTTCTTATAATCCACTCAGTTTCAGTAATTTGCCAAGCTACCCCATGAGTTGTATTAAAACTTGCCGTGGGTACATGTGCATCTCCCTTATGTTTATCTGCTGGTGCAAACTTTGCTAAAGGCATTCTTATTCGTGCAAGCTTTAATTTTAAAGAATTAATTTCAGGCTGATATTGCTCATAAATAGCCATTTCTGGCTTTTTTTTAAAATCTCTATCATTTAGAACCCTAACTATTTCATAGGCTCCAAATAACCAAAGAGTTGCTTGCGACAAATGTTCATTAGTATATGCATTAAAATCTAAATCACCCTTATCACCTTTCATAAGGTTTTTTATAATAATTTTATCTAAAAACACTAAGCGTGAGTCCAACCTCCCTAAGCTTTGGAATGTGGAGATAAAAAAAGGCTCTACCTTTCCTAGTGCAAAAGAAGCCTTGACCCATCTATTTAATCGGTCTTCATCAATAAGACTCATATATGCTAAGGCAAATAAAGGCGCCATTTCTTCTTTTTGATCTATCATGCTATGCCCACTTAAAAATAATATTAGAATATAGGATAACTTGTATTTTTTGAGACAGTGATGTGACTAGCGAATTAATTAAGATTTACAACCATGCGGATTCTCGTGTTGCAGATCTATTAGCAGATCTAGATAAAAACGGAGAGGTCACAAAGATTTATGACCTTAACGGCAATGAATTAAAAATTAATTTCTTGCGTGATGAGGTCTATTATAAAAAAACTTGGTGGCAATTTACCAAGAAACAAGATATTTAAAATAAAGCCCCTAAGTAGGGGCTTCTTATTATGCAGCGTTTAGCATTTTTGCAATTTCGGATGCGGTCGGATTGTAGTAAGTATTTACCAGTACACTAATAGTTTTGTGCCCCGTAATTTTAGCAAGAATCTCAACAGGCAAACGATAGTCATGAACAAAGCGTGTGATTGCTTCATGTCTTGAATCATGGAAAGTAATCACACCATCTAAACCAACACGGCGCAAATTGCGCTGCCAAATAAGTCTAAATGCGTTTGATGTTAAGGGCACCATACGACTATCGTTTGGATCATCTGGCAACCAAGAAAGCATTTCTTTTGCTTTAGCTGTTAGAGGTACGTCACGGGACGAGCCATTTTTGGTGTCTAATAATCGGATAAAGTCGGTAAAGATTAGTGACTTTTGTACGCTTAGAATTTCGCCTTTGCGCATTGCGGTTTCAAGTGCGAACAGAAACGACCATGCTACACGGTGTCTCGGCTGTGTTGGAGTTTTACCCCATTCATAATCCAAGCCTTTAATTACTTTATTAATGTGGTCATCGCTAATACGTTGGTGTCTTGGCGGTGGTGCTGAAGGTTTTGTAATTTCTTTGAATGGATTTTCTTTAGTTAAAAATAGTTCTTTTCTTGCAAAGTCAAAAACTGAACTATACATAGCCATTTCTCGAATGACTGTTGCACCTTTAACTTGTTTTAGGCGCTTATCACGCCATTGCTTGACTAGGGCAGGAGTTAGGTTGTGTATAGATTCATCTGCAAGTTCGCCCCAATTTTTCTTTAAGCATTTAAGCATTTGCACAATTAAACGGGCGCTTTTCATTTTGCGACCTTCATCTTGATAATACTTATCAAAAAGGGCTTGAAAAGAAATATGGATTTTTTCAGGTTCTGATGTTGGTTGTTCAGACTGTAATTCTAATAGTTTGGTTGCTGCCCACTGTTCACACTCACTTGCTGTGTCACGAGTGGCAGCGTAGCGCTTGCCCTTAAAACGAACTTCAATACGCCAAGCGTTGCCGCGACGGGTCGGTTTCTGCATTTTTAACACTCCAAATTTCATGGTGGCGCACTGCCGACAAAAATTGAAGATGTACAAATGACACCCACTTTTTTGGCGGCGGCACGGAAATATAAAGCGTTTTTTAATGTGAAATATGGATATTTTGAATATCCATAGCTGACCTATCGACAATAAAAAACAAGCCAAAAGGTTACTGGAACCTTTCAGCTTATTGATTTTTAACAACAAATTTTGGAGCGGGAAACGAGACTCGAACTCGCGACCCCAACCTTGGCAAGGTTATGCTCTACCAACTGAGCTATTCCCGCAATGTGAGCACATTATAGAGTGTTTCATTAAAGTGTCAACACTCTTGTGATCTAATTGAACGTTTAATCAGCACGGCGCCAAACTGTACCTTGGCGAGTGTCTTCAAGTACTACACCTTGGTCGAGTAAAGACTGACGAATACCGTCTGCTTTAGCAAAGTCTTTTGCCTTTTTCGCATCAACACGTTGTTGAATGAACTCTTCAATTTCAGCATCAGACAAAGCAAGCGCTTCTTGTCCAATATCTGATTTTAAGAAATCATCTACATTGTGTTGTACCAAACCTAAAATGTTGGTGAGGTGACGTAATGTCGAATAAAGCACAGTTGCTTGGTCAGCTTGCTCTTCTTTTACAGCACGGTTTAACTCTTTGTTGAGTTCAAACAATACAGCCATTGCTTCAGCAGTATTGAAATCATCACACATTGCATTGTTAAAGCGTTCAATAAAGCTTTGCTCAAGCGTTTCAGTTGTCGTTTGACCATACACTTGATGATAAGCTTTAAATGAATGATAGAAGCGAGTTAAAGAAGTTTTTGCTTCTTTTAGGGCCACATCAGAGAAGTTCACAGGACTACGATAGTGTGAAGACACAATAAAGTAGCGGATCACTTCAGGGTGGAACTTCTCCATCACGTCACGAATCGTAAAGAAGTTGCCTAAAGACTTAGACATCTTTTCCCCATCAACGTTAATGAAACCAACATGCATCCAGTAGTTTACATATTGTTCGCCAGTTGATGCTTCACTTTGCGCAATTTCATTTTCATGGTGCGGGAACATTAAATCTGAACCACCACCATGAATGTCAAAGTGATTGCCTAAGCAGCAAGTCGACATTGCAGAACATTCAATGTGCCAACCCGGACGGCCATTACCCCAAGGAGATGCCCAAGACGGTTCATTTTCTTTGGCATGTTTCCAAAGTACAAAGTCAAAAGGATGTTTCTTTTCAACTTCTACATCAACACGTTCACTTGCGCCAGCTTGCATGTCATCAAGCTTACGGCCAGAGAGGCGACCATATTTTTCAAATTTGGTCACTTCAAAATAAACATCACCATTTGCAGCAGGGTAAGCCGAGCCTTTATTGACCAGATTGCCAATCATGTTTTGCATCTGATCAATATATTCAGTCGCTTTAGGTGCTTCATCAGGTGCAGCACAGCCTAAATTGGCTGCATCTTCGTTCATTGCATCAATGAAACGAGTAGTAAGCTGCTGAATGGTTTCACCATTTTCATTCGCACGTTTAATAATTTTGTCGTCAATGTCGGTAATGTTGCGAATATAGCGAACATTCCAGCCTTGGCTACGTAAGAAACGAATAATGTAGTCAAATGCAACCATAACTCGAGCATGCCCGATATGACAGTAGTCGTAAACGGTCATACCGCAGACGTACATATCGATGTGACCTTCTTTGCGAGGTACAAATTCAACTTTTTTTCGTTGCTCAGAGTTATATAAAACAAACGGTTGCAT